AAGTGCCGTTAGAAACGGAAAGCTGGTCGCCGATTAGTATCTGTCCGCCATTTGTATCAGTGATAACTGGCAGCGCTGTGTTTAGAGGTACTGTACCACCCGCTGCATCTCCGGTTAGAGATGCTGTAGCATCTGCGGTCGCATCTGTCGCTGTACTACCGTCAGCGTCACCCGTTAGGGCTGCTGTGCCAGCAGCATCAGCGAAGGCAGTTACAGAAGCATCTCCATCACCAGTTAGAGATGAAGTTGCAGAAGCGTCTGCCCTAACAAGTGTTACGTTTCCGTCTGCTACACCAGTAAGAGGTCCGAGGGAGTCTGCTACGGCTCCAACGGCTACGTTGGAGAGAGCAAGCGATGTTAGAGCGGAGGAGCCGGAAGCTGTAGCAACTATAGTTGAAATAACTGCTGATGCATCACCCGTTAGAGATGCTGTAGCATCAGCTACACCAGGCTGCCTGCTTACAACACCTTCAGCTACACCCGTAAGCGGTCCTAAAGTATCTGCTACCGCAGGAACATCAGTATTAGCAGAGCTATCGCCGGTTAGGAATGCTGTAGCGGATGCATTAGCTCTAAGAAGAGTAATATTACCGTCTGAGTCGCCCGTTAGGTCTGCAGTAGCATCTGCAGTGGCAGATACATTGGTATTGGAGATTGCACTTGTAGTAAGTTCTGCTGTACCAGAAGCTTCAGCGAACACTCTTACATCAGCGGATGCAACACCTGTAAGCGGCCCTAAAGTATCTGCTACTGCAGGAACATCAGTATTAGCGGAGCTATCGCCAGTAAGCGATGCTGTAGTGTCAGCGATGGCAGGAATGCGGCTGATTTGGCCGTCGGCAGAGCCTGTAAGAGGTCCGAGAGTATCTGCTACCGCAGGAACATCAGTATTAGCAGAGCTATCGCCAGTTAGAGCACCTGTACCTGCGGCATCTGCTCTAAGTAGAGTTACGTTACCTACAGAATCACCAGTGAGCGAAGTTGTTTCAAATGCTACTGCGGAAGATGCTGTACCGCCGATAGCTACTGTAGTCAGAGATGCTGTAGCATCAGCTACACCAGGCTGCCTGCTTACAACACCTTCTGCATTACCTACGAGAGGTCCGAGGGTATCGGCTACTGCAGGAACATCAGTATTAGCGGAGCTATCGCCAGTAAGCGATGCTGTAGCGGATGCATTAGCTCTAAGAAGAGTAATTCTTGCCTCAGAATCTCCGGTTAGAGAAGCTGTAGAATCTGCTTCTGCGAACTCAACTCTAATACCATTTCCAACTCCTGTTAGAGATTGTGTAGCTGAAGCCGTTCCGAATACAGTGACTTCTGCAGTCGTGCCTCCAGTTAATACAGAAGATCCTATCGCACTCTCATTTACTATTACAAGACCCTCAGAAATGCCAACAAGTGGTCCGAGAGTATCTGCTACCGCAGGAACATCAGTTGTAGAAGTACCATTACCAACCAGTGAAGCTGTACCAGACGCATCTGCAAATACTCTAACATCACCGGTAGCTTCACCAACGAGGGGTCCGAGAGTATCGGCTACACCGGGTACGTCGGTGTTACCAGCGGCTGTTGTAGTCAGAGATGCTGTACCGGCTGCTGTTGCAAACGCTGCTGAAAGACCGTCAGAGGTTCCGGTTAGTTCTGCTGTAGCATCTGCAGTCGCAAAGACTGTTACATCACCGGTAGCGTCTCCAGCGACTGAAGAGGACCCATCTGCTTCAGCGTTAAACTTAACTCTCGTATTAGCATCTACAGTAGCGCCAACAAGAGGTCCGAGAGTATCGGCTACCGCAGGTACATCAGTACTTGCATTACTATCACCGGTTAGAGATGCAGTAGTAGCTGCCTGAGCGCTAACAGTAACTGCGCCATCTGCTGCGCCTACGAGAGGTCCGAGGGTGTCTGCTACTGCATTCCAGACTACGACGCCATCTGCAGTACCGGTGAGTGATGCAGTAGCGGAAGCCTCACCAAGTCCAGAGTTAGCCTCTGATGTTAGTTCTGCTATACCTGAAGCGGTAGCTCGAATGCGTAGAAATGTGTTTTCTAACTCGATTGGATATGCATAGAGCTGCATATTTCCAAGAACGCCAGTACCAATTGCGTCTACTGAAAATGTAAGATAGGTATAAAGCCTTGCGCCAGTTAAGACTGGGTCGGAAAGCTCTGTACCTAATCTGGCGTTAAGTAGTCCGTGCTCAAGCTCTCCAGTACCAGATGCAATACCCTCAAGAGGAGCGAGCTTAGTCTCATTGTTAAATTCAAAGTCGCCTGTAGCGAGAGGAACGTCAAGTTCATTGTTAACGAACACTAATCTTTGCCCAGGGACAAGCCTTACAGTCTCAGGAGTTCCAGCAACTGATAAAACCTCATCATCTGAGGAAAGAAACAGAACACTATTTACAAGCTTATCGGTATTAGAGTCATTAACAAATGATCTGGACCTGACATTACGAAGTGCTCCATTAGCATTCTCCCATTCTCCAGGAGGAATTCTTGAGACGTCTAAAATCCTTAGCTCACCATCAGGACTTAAATATCCAAGACCTATTCTATCTACAACTGGAGTTAATGTTGCACTTTCATTAAGTCCAAAATCTAAAATTCGTGTATATGTAGACCTGGTGAGCAGCACTTCAGTTTTAATAATTTCCCGTAACTAATCTAAAACCAATTAAACTTCAATTTTTCAAGCAAGCAATTATATACCCATTGCGGTAAGTGCAGCATTATGTTCTGCTAAGGTGTAGTCAGACCTTCTATAACCAAAGAAAAGCATGTTTGATTCGTTATTAAGAGTTCCAAACTGAGCAATGTCTTTTTGACTTATCTCAAGAGGTCCAGTGAACGATTCAGCGCTGTCTAGAGAAGAGGTTTGACCATTAGCCATCACTTCTAACTGAAGATTGCCGCTTCCATTTTCTCTTAATACAACGTCCATCAAAACCCAATCACCATCTGATACTGTTGAGGTAATATCAACACCAACATTTAGGTTTTCTGACGTAAAGTTAACATTATCAGTAGGTCTATAGAACGTAGAAGCTGAAGCAACTCTTTCAGAGTTCAAGTCATCCCAAAAAATTGCTGCATCAAGAGCCCATGTTCTATAAGTTGGAAGATTTGCCGTCCTAAATAGATTTAAAACTCTGTTGCCTGTACCAGAGCCAGTATCTTCTGGGAAAGTGACAAGCCATCTAAAATGTAAAGGTCCTGTAATAGATAAATTTAATGCAGCATCAGCAGGTCCGTCGTTAAGTACAAATCCCAAAAAATCATCAATCTGTATAGCTTGGTTGACTCTTGAAGCACCTATTCCAGAAGTTAAAAGAGGACTTGTTGACCTTGCGCTATTTGCTGTGATAGTAACAACGTTACCTGGGTCAGCGCTAAAGTTTGCATTACCAGCTTCTGGTGAGGACGCAGGATTTCCAAAGGTGGGGTAAGAGTTATGGTCTAAAGTATCAATTGCTGCAAAATCAAAAGCTTCTTCCCAATCAAACAAGTCAAATTCTGAAACTGAATCAAGAGTTCCTTCTGCTTCTCCAGAAAGTTCAAAGTTAAGAGATGAAGAGGCTGAAGCAGAAATAGAGACAGATGCATTTGCGGCAGTTGATAAGTCTGATGTTGCATTAGATACTCCTATAGTTTTAACGGCTGATGAAACCGCCTCTCCTTGAAGACCTAAATTAGTTGAACCAACAAAACCTCTATATGGAAGAATGACTGTTTCAAAAACAACATTACTCTGCTTGTCATCACCGCTCTGATTATCTAAATCATCATATTCTCTTATGTTGACAGAAAATGGCGGTAAAACCAGGCCTTCACCTGGTTGAAGGCGTGTAAACTCCGGAAGCTCCATTACAAGAAGTGGTTCATCAGATGCCGACAAAACTACAAGCTGGTCACAAGTTTCTTCAAAACTAGTATCATTAGTAATTGTTATCGTGGAAGAATTCCATCTTCTTCTTATAGAAGATGTAAAAGATGGTAGATTTACTCTTGTAAAATCCAGGACAACCAGTGTAGTGGTCCCACCGGACCTGCCTAAAGCAACAAATTGACCTGGAGTTGCTGTAAAAGGAACGCCTCTGATAGCAGCGTTTTCAATCTGCTCTTCTATAAATCTTGTTAAAGCCACTTCAATGATAATAATAGCTTAAATGAGGTTTCTTACTGAGAAACAGATGAGGTTGAAACAGAAGATGTAGAGCTGAGAAGCTCGCAAAGAAGATGCTCACCTACAACATAAGTATCTACGGTCTTATCCTTGTAACAATCCTCATCTAGAGTATGACCTACAGCGTTAGCAAGCGAAATGATGAGAAATAAAGCAAGAAGACCAAGTGGATATTTCTTGTTGTTCATTAGAAAGTCTTGTACTTTTTGTAGCATTTGTTTATATAATTCAAAGTTGACTTTTAAGGAATTTACTAATTTGCTTTCTGTGTATACCGGTGATTCTATGAATCTCTCGTATAGATACGCCCTGAGAATTTAGTTCAAGAATTTGTTTCTTCTCTTCTTCTGTGAACTTCCTCATAGCTTTTGCTTTTTGAGCATCTCTTCCTGTAAAAGTAGGACTCCCTGCTTTCCAAGCTCCATTATACAAGATGTTACTAACTGCAGCTTTACTGATATTTAGCTCTTCTGCTATTTGCCCGGCAGTCTTCTTCTGATTTCGAAGTTCAATAACCTGTTTGGCTATCTCGGGAGTGGATGACACAGGTCTAATTCCATTCTTTCTATCATCCAAAACGTTATCTCTATGTGAGCCTAGTGCGAGGTTTTCTACTTTATTGTTCTTTCTATCCCCGTCTAAATGACGGACTATTTTTCCTTTTGGAATTCGGCCTATAAAAGCGTCGTATACGAGAGTATGGGCGCACATAGTTATAGGTTTGCTACTTATCATTAAACAATAGCCTACGTAACCATTCCTATTATGTGGCTTGAGAATCTTCTCATGACTTCTTTTAAGAGACTTGATTCTTCCGAAATTAGAAACCTCGTATCCGTCATATCCTGAGGATCTCCATTCTTCACCTTCTATATGGGAGATTTCATCTGTGAAACCTGCTTCATCTCTAAATTTAAGATGATCAATTTTGTTATCAGATTTAGTTCCAATATCAAGATTAGACAGTCTACAATTAGTTCTATCTCCATCTATATGCCTGACGACAAGATCATCGGGAATTTCTCCTTTAAAAGTTCCCCAAACCAATCTATGAACTTTATGATTTTTGTTAGAGATTCTAACACGAGGGTAATCTCCTCCATTTGATGTTGAAAGAATCTTCTTTCTTCTTTTAGAGAAGATTTGCCCAAAAGAAGATATTTGATAATTGTCGTTAAAGGGAACGTCTTTCCAGACTTCTACTTCAGTCATGGCGCCACTTTAGACACTCAGACTAAAGGCGTAAAGAGGAAAAATACAAAAAAAAGCCGGGAATCAGCCCGGCTAGTCAAAAATCGTAATGTATTTACGCTGCAATCAAGAACCTGGTATTGCCAGATTCCCAATTGCGCCTTTACTCAATCTAACGTAAATGTAATCGCAGCTCCGCCCTGGGAGTTATCGCCAGCGAACTCAAGGTCTGCCTGGTCGGGAACATCCCGTGAGGTCTGAAGAGCAGCGTGAGCAACGATGCCAGCGGCGCCAGTACCACCATTAACGAGTGCAATGTGGGTGATGGTCTGCTGTGAACCGCTGTCGTTAGTAAAAGTAACAGTCTCGTTGTTCCATACCTGATCGTTAGTACGGGTGAAGAGGTCGCCGCCGCCGTTACCGGCAGTCTGACAATCAACTCGGTTGAAGTCAGTCTCGGCAAAGCCGTTAGTAGTTGTATCTGCGTCATTCTCAGGTGAAGCAGTGAAAACTGCTAGGTGGGTACCCTGAGTAACAGCAGAGGGAGTGCCAATGTTAAAGACCCAGTCAAGGATCTCGCCTTCTAGTGCGTCTGAAAAACTCATATATTATTTCTTACCTTTCTCAAAAAATAATCCGGCTACAAAGGGTAAGAAGATTTTTTTTTGGGATTTTTCAGATTAAATTTTTTCTGCAAAACCTTCTCTAACCAAGAAGTCATTTATACATAAATCATCTATGTAAATAACTGCAATATACCTACCGTACTTGCCCTTCTTGTCTTTAAAGGTCTTTACAGTGACTTCTTTATTTTCTATAAGTTCTGCAAGTTTTTCTTTGGATTTTATACCAGCTTTATACTCTTCAGAGCTATGCTTAACTCCAAACGTTTCAGGAGAGTCAATTCCATAAAGCCTAAACCTGTTTTTAATTAAGGTGTTGAAACCTAAATCGAGAGTTATGTCTACTGTATCTCCATCCACTACTCTCGTGCATATTCCTTTGTAGGTGTACATAGAAGAATAATGAACCCAGATTAAGTTGCAGAGTCCACTCTTTTTATCAAAAAAAATAGAGTGGGTCATAAAGGCGTCGTGAAGAAGCCACGAAGCGTGGCGCCATTTGGAGAGTTCTGGATTAAGGTATCCCACCTATAGGAAATCGTATTTCGCATCACTACAGAACCAATTGATACGAATTGCATCTTGAATTTCGGCAGATCGTTTTTCAGATCATCCTTAATGGATGTTAAATAAGAGGCCAATTGAGGTGCGTGCTGCTTAACATAGGAGAGGCCGTTGTCTGAGTAGTTAGTAATATCCGTATCGATAGCATACAAAAGCTGACTGGTAACTCCCCAATAAAGAGCCGCTTTAATAAGTAAAGATTTATACGCCTTAGGAAACACTTCTAAGGATGCCCATGTAGGATAAGGTGGTTGCGCATTGATGCCAGCAAGTCCTAACTCAAGATACTTCACGAGCATGCCAGTAGAGTAACCAATTCGTGTAGGCATGGGCGCCTTATCGTTATAATACTTAAGAGCTTTATCAAGTATAAGCCTGAGGTCCTCTATTAGTTCAAGACTTGAAGTCGGAATGACTCTTATAAGCTGCCACTGGGTTTCGTAATCGAACTGGTCGGAAATTCTATAATCCCAAATAGCCTGATAAAGACCGCAATCAGTATCTTCTGAATCATTCGCACCGAATGGATAGTAATATCTACCAACATCTTGTTGTAGAATCCTTGTAGGCTGTGGTGCACCTGATGTGTCGGTATAGCCACCATAGAAATCATCTCTATGCACTTCAGTATTCTCTCTTAACAGAGTGAAATGAAGCTCACCACCAGCACTTGGGACTTGTATATCAGCCCTTGTGTTATTGGGAAGAAAAACGTCTAAGTTAACTTGTCTTCTTGACCCAACTATTAGGGCCTCCATGTCTCTTTGATACATTACTTACTTACCGCCACTCCTATTCCAACTCCTAAGCCTCCAGCAGCGAGCGCAATACCTGCATAAATGAGTAGCTGTTCAAATAAAGGCTGCTTATTAGCTTCAAGTAACTCTATTTCTTTTTCCTTATCAGCAATAATTCCGTCTTTTAAAGCTATAATGGTTGTAGAAGTTTCTACTTGTTTATCAAGTTTTGAAGTTAATGATTCTAAATCCCTAATCTGTTCTAACTGTTTAGGGGTGCAATACTTAAAATAGAGTCCTATAGTTGCAGCATCTTCTCTTTTAAAGAGAATGCCATCTCTTCTCGCTTCTGGTCTTCTTAAGGTGGGTACGACGAGACAGTTGACATCCTCTATGATAGTGTCTTCTACCGGAGATTCATCTGAAGGTTCAGGCAGAGTAGCATTAACCAAAACAGGATTAAGAGTAATACTAGCTACAGTAACTAATGATAGTAATGATTTCACATCAATCACCAAACAAATCTAAAATATCACTGTCTCTAAGACCTTCTTTGCGATATTTTATAGCCAATTGATACTTTCTTTTAGCTATAGAATCTTGTAAATTACAAATTTCTTCTCTATTTTTGTCGAAGTCCTGCTCAAGTCTACGAATCTTCTCTTTCTTTAACTTAGTTTCTTTTCTAACGTAGGAACGAGCAAGGTCTAAAACTCGCTCCTTCTGCATTCTGTTCTTGACGAACATTACCAGAAAATAAAGAAGAAATGGAATTGCTATATAAAACGCAATTTTAATTTTATCCAGCATAAAAAAAACTCCGCCCAACCTAAATAATAGGTTGGCGGAGTTTAATTGCAATATTTAATAATCTGTTTAAACGTCTACTTTTACAGTAAAGCCCTTCTCTTCCTTGAGAATCTTGGCTAGCTCCTTAGCATCATAGTCGAACTTCTCTGTAAGATGCTTCTTGGCAAGACCTCTAACAGTAGAGTCAGATGCGTGAACATAAATAAAGAGCCAGTCTTGGTCTCCTAGCTGAGTCTCCATGAGTCCAAGCTTACGCTGAACACTCTTAGTAGAGAGACGATCCTTGACATCAGTAAACTCAGAAGCTCGTCTAATAAGAGCGATAACATTTGGAGAGACTTTATTGCGCTGTAGCGCGCTCTTCTTCTTAGAAGAAGTCTTACGTTGCACCTCTTCCTCCTCTTGCTCACCTAGTGAAACAATGTTACCATCGGCATCAGTCATATCTTCAAGCTGGTTACCTACCTGACCATAACTCTCCTGCCGAATCATAGCCTCATCCATTGCACGATAGAAGTCAGGCTCACCCTCTTCATCAAGCCACTCATTATCTTCAGCCACACCACTAAAATGCTCTTCAACCTCTTTTTTGGTCGCTAAGATAATAGGGGGATTACGAGAAACACTCATTGCGTGGAGATTGTTGCAGAGCTTAATGTGCTCCTTATTCTGAAAGAATCTATTTAGAAGAAATGGATCATCATCCGCTGGAATCTGATGAGTTCGTAGCAGTTTACCCTGCTCATTGACTTCGTTTAAAACGACGAGTCCGTCAAATACATTAAAGCACCAGACTTCATCTTCGGAATCCATAATATGGCGATATCGCTTACTCTTTGAGCTATCTTGTCTTAACATTATTTATACCTTTTAGAAGTATTATATCACAAGAAATAATTTCACAGAGTATAAAAACGAAAAAAGCCGACACAAGGCCGGCTTTAATCAATTCAAGTTGTGGTTACGAACCTATCAGGAACGTACTGCTCTTACGCAAGAGTAAGCGCGGGGGATTACCATTGAGATGTGCTCAACAGCGAGGAAGCCCTTGGCAGGCTCGCCCTGAGCTGCTAGGGTATAGGGCTCAGCCATGAGGTCGATGTGAACACCGAACTCACCAAGCTCCTCCTTAGGAGCAACAGCATAGATACGACCAGTGGGTACAACTACGTCAGCAGTACGGCTACCGGCAGTGATCTTGAGAGGAACGCCAAGGACGTTACCTACCCAACCACTGAGAATAACCTCACGCTGAGTTACGAAGTCGACTGGCGAACCACCAGTGAAGGGGTTGCCAACTACAGTTGAATCTCCTGCCCATGCAGTAATGAGGTTAGAAAGCTCAAGACGATGCATGATGAACGCGCCAACGTTCTTTGGGTGACGCTCGATCTGGTACTTCATAGCCTCGAAAACGCCGACGGAGGGAGCATCGTTATAAGCAACCTGTGAGTTACCACCGATCTGAGCAGAGGTATCGACTAGAGCGATGAATCGCTTGTCCTCCTCACGCTCAATCTCCTGACGCATGGTGTCCTGAATACGGCTAAGCATGTCGAATCGAGCCTCGTGAAGAGAAACGATGGACATCTTTGCGTTTGAGGTGATCGTAAAACGATCAGCCTCTACGTACTCGGCATCTGGCTGGCTAACCTGAACGCTCTTACCGTGGCGACCGTTAATAACGGCAGCGGTGGCGCGAACGTCAAGCTGCAAGAAGTGACGAGTACCGTTAGGTACGTTAACAGTCTTCATCATGCTACGGGCCATGCCACGATAGTCAAGAACATCCTTAATCGGATCTACTGACTCCTGAGCAATGTAACGCATACCCTCTTCGGTAGTAGCTGCGGTACGAAGAACCTGATTAGCCTCGTTGATATCGAAGTCAGTCTCGTCGGGCTGCATATACTCCTGAGCAGCAGCGCTGTTAAGAATAGATGCAACAACCTGAGCTGCCTCTCGAGTGTTGGAAGCGTTTACTTCACCGACATCGTTGAATGCACGTCGTGCCTTCATGCCGGGCATTGAACCACGAAGAATCTTCTTAATCTGGTCTTGGTCAACAACGGGGTTGAACGCACCAGTCTCGTCGTGGGTTAGTTCTGCCTGCTTCTTCTGAGCATCAGCAATCTTCTGGAATGGACTCTTTCTTTTCATTTGAATTACCTCCCTTAATATTCCTTTAATAAATATCTGATATTAAATCAAATATCAGACGTGAACCACCTGATCAAACATTACGCCCAATAGGGGGTAGTCTGCACGGGGAGGCTGAGCAACTCGACCGACTTCATCACCACCAGAAACTGTAGTGAAGAGGCCGGCAAGCTCAGGGCCACCAGAAGTACCAGCGTAAAGCTGAGCAGTAGCGCCAGTATAAGTGTAAAGAGATGAAGTATCATACTGTGCGGTGAAGAATCGAGTACCACCGCGAGCCTGAATTACAGGAACCTTATTGTCATAACGAGCAATTGCGTCGTAACGACCATAGAGGTTCTGACCCTGTAGATTTAGGTCAGTAATGCTAAGAGGGAAACGGAAAGTTGCATAAACAGTGACTCCGTCTGCAACAACCGCGTTGTTGGCGGGCCAAGTAATGGTGTTACCGCTTACAGTAAAGCCAGTAATAGGCGAACCACCACCGTCAACTGCACTGCGAACTCTTACGTTATCCTCATCGATAGGACCGTTTCTTACAAGAGAAGCGGTGCCTGCGTTGTTGAACTCAACGGGGAAGTCTACTTCGACGCCCTCAAGAGCCTCGGTGCGGCTTAGGGTAGCTACACCAATAGTATCAGAGCCTTCTGAAACGGTTACAAGACCGCTTGCGTTTACACTTACAAGCATTCCCGCCTGGAACGCAGCAGCGTCGTCAGCGTGATACTCGGAAATGGTGTAATGATCTGCACCTGCCTTTAGATGTAGCCCAGTAAACCGTGGGCTATAATTGGCAGTGACTACACGTCCGGGATTGTTAATATCTGTTGCCATTTTTTATTTTCCTTATCCTAATAATACTAAAATTATCAAATTAATAATAATTTCTACTTAATTGCTTAAATAAGAAATTACCGTCTTCCGGACCTAGTCTTCGCAAACTGTCCAGCCTGTGTAAAAGCCCGGATAGCATTCTTAACTGAACTACGCTTGTCCTCTACCTGGACAGGTGCGTCAGAACTGTTTAGAACGGGGTTACCACTTAACAAAGCGGTGCGAACAGCCTCGCTTGTTACATTTTCTAAGTTGCCAACCATAGAGGCACACTTTACGTGAAGTTCAGGAGTAGCCTGCTTAACGAGGTCACTCTCTAATGACGCAACATATCTACCGTCTGCTTTAGCAAGTTCAGCAGCTCTCTCAAGAATGAGGTCAATCTCATCCTGAGAAGCCTCTGCATAAGCAGAAGCAGTTAGATAGTTGGCAAGGTCAAGAGGCATACCTTCGTAAGTGCCGAGAGGACCATCAAATACATTCTGCTCCTCAGCAATCTTGTCTCGGAAGGCATACTTAAGAGGTGAATCTTCCTGGTCAAGCTCGAAGCGCTTTACGACAATGCGAGCACAACGAACCATACTCTCAATAGCGGCTTCCTTTGCCTTCTCCTTCTCCTTCTCGAGCTTCTCTTCCTTCTCCTTGTATTTAGCTTCAAGCTGCTCAGCCTTAGCTGTGAAAGCTCTCTTGAGCTTATTAAGAGCGGCTTCAAGCTGTTCCTCGCTAAGAGAGCCAGCCTTCTGCTGCATCTGCTGGTACTCAGGAGAATTTTGGAATTCAGCCTCTTCCTGAGGATTCATTGCAACTCCGGAGCCGGTTGGGTCCCAAGTGCCAGGACCACCACTAGCAGGCATGTTCTGGGTCATCTTCTGACGAGTCTGATGCATCATCTGGTTCATGTACTTATCGGGATTTCTCATGTACTCCTCAACGGGAATAGTTGAGCCGTCAGGCATGTTAACGGTTAGACCAGACGAGGCAGGACCCTGATTAGGTCTACCAGAGGCTCCTTGTGGATTGCCTTCCTTTTTCATCTCAGCCTCTTCGTCCATAGCCTCCTTATCTTCAGGACCACACATGCTTCCAGCAGCTTCCTTGTCCATATCCTCATCATTCTCGTGACTCTCAGCTTCACGAGGCTGCTCCTGATTAATGCTATTAGGCTGCTCCATGCTTACAGAATCAAGGTTAGAGGTAGGACGACCTGAACCATCAGCCTCAGCCTCCTTATCCATGTCATCATCGTCCATCTCGCTAGCAGAATAAGAAAAGTGAGAATCCTTAATAGTATCCTTATACTTCCCTGAGTTATCCTGCATGCTGAGGTCATGAGTGGCAGTAGAGCCAGTGCTTAGAGAAAGACCCTCACCCTTTTGGGGACGGTTTGCATTTGCATCATCCTGATTGGCAAAACCAGCATCTTGCACTGTGTCAGGGGCAGGCTTACGCTTCTTGGGGTTCTCGTAGGTCTCGGACTGTTCCTGAAGAGAGTCCTTAACATCCTTTGAAGGCTTATAACCCTCCTGAGTAACTAAGTCCTTACCCTCTTCGTTAGAACTGGATGGCTCTTTGCCGGGGTCCTTACCATGAGGCTTATACTCATAGTTTACCCAAGCATCTTCCATAATCTGAGCAAGCTTACTAAAGGTGTTTGCCTTAAACTTACGAACAGTAAAAGTAAGACCATCGTTATTTAGAGAGCTTCTAATCTCAGAAGCAAGTCTCTGCGCAACAGCCTTATTCTCCTTTAGATTCTTCTTAGCCTTTACAACGAACAATGGATTATTGTCAGCATCAATGAATGCTAGTCGCCCATCATCAGTTAGTGCGGCCTTCCAATTTGCAGTAATTGTATTTAACATCTTCTGATTATCCTTAATTTTAATAGTTTTTTCTCTGCCTTTTCTATCTGATAATAGAGCGTATAATTTAAACTCACCTCTATCAGGCATACGACTACTAACGCGGTCTGACCTTGAATCCATTGTCTCCATCTGAGAATTAGGAAGCTGACTATGCTGGTCATAGTTCAAAACTCCCCATTCACCAAATGTCTTTTCTTCTGGATCTGAACTTGTCTTCTCCTCAATAACTTCTTCAATAGTTACATTAGGAAGGTCTTCTGCTTCTGGCGGAAGTTCTGGAGTTTGAGTACCGGGAGTCTCAGGGTCTTGGTCTACAGGTCCGTCGGGAGGTCCTGCAGGGAGTTCATCTGATTCTTGAATCTCTTCCTGTGCGGTAAGAGTTCTTACGGCTTCTTCCAATCTTCGAAGCCTTGAAGTAATAACGAGACTCTCTGTAGAGTTCTTCATCTCAGATGCGCTCTTAAGCATCTCAATGTGCTCCGCTGTTGGGTCTGCAGGTCTATCAACGGCAGAATACTCCTGATAACGAACCTTTTTACATCTTTCAGTTGCTCTACGGACTTTAAAGCCCGGAGCATTAACTGTATAAATTAGCCGGGGGTCGATAGAAGCAGCGTTAGGAAAGCCTGCACCGGCAAGCATAGTTCTAACTTGATTAAGTTCAACCTTTTCTGGCTTTTTACCACCCTGAATAACGTACCAACTCTTCTTGTTGCCGCCCTTGAGATGGTCACAAAACTCACTAGGGTCTGTCGCTAAGTTTCCACAGACATTGCAGTTGGTCTCAAGGGCAGTACAACCCATAGAACCAGCATCAACAATCTTAGCAATCTTAGCCTCTGCGAGGTCTGGGTCTTTAACTCTGTCAGTAGCTACTACGATTTCTACCCACTCATCTTTAGCTACAGCGCCGCACTTGATGCAATGAATTCCATCATCAGTTCGAGCGCTAGCGTGGCGAGTATCGGAGCCACAAAGCTTACAATTATCAAAAGGAGGAGCAGAATCATTATAGTGAGCATCAATAATGATGCCCCTAGCCATTTTATCATTTTCAGAAGCATGATTTACGTGGTGAGGACAACCTACATAAGTCATATAGACAGGACATCCCTCGTCCTCAGCCCAAGAAAGAAGTTCAGATTTATCAAAGCCATCACCATTCTCGTTAGGAACGTTGGCGGTATTGGCTCGAATTACCTCGATGATGTAGTCATTAGGGTTTGCAGAGATGTCAAACTTCTTAGCTGTCTTAGCAAGAATCTCCTGAAAGTTAATTTCACGAGCTTCACCATCTGCCTTAATACGTCTGGCAATTCGAAGGTTAAAATCTCCTTTATCTTGAACTTCAAGAATAGATGATTTAGCCGTCTTTATGAACATCAGTGTCTACCTCGATAAGAATTTCGCCTTCGTTAATCGAAATTACACTAGCCTTTTTCTTATCTTGCTTTTTCTCTTTATTAACCTTAATCGGCTTAGAGATTTGTTCTGTTTTGCCAGTTTTCTTAAACATAACTACTACATCAATATTACGGCTACTCTTTATTTAAGCCAAAAGTTTGTTCTATCTCGTAAATAGTGCCCGCGGAAAGGCTAACATTATCTTTTAATCTGCTTGTGTCACCCGATAAAAAGCTTGAATCTTCGCTGGAAGCTTCTTTGTCTAATCTATGTTCTAACTTGGCTAATCTATTTACTGACTTTGGGATAAGTTTCTTAGCTACTAAAGTATTCTTAAGGCTATCAATTTCATTTTCATTGTAGCCCTTTCTATAAAGATGAGACTGAACCATATTCCACATACCATCTCGGTCATCCATAATGACTGCTGTAGAGAACTCGTCATCAATTAGCTCATCCCAAATAGAATCTTCTTGTGAGTAGTTTTTGCCACTCAGCATAATTTCTTCTAAGTCTTTAACTTCGTATTCCTTGAAAGCTTTCTTATATCCAACAAAGCCTTCACCACCCTCTGAGCCAGGTGCGCCACCTGGCGGCATCATATCGTCTGCCATTCCTCCTGGGGGCTCTGTTGGTGGAGCGAAGTCCTCAAAGGCGGCAGGGTCAGCAGTAGGAGGCGGACCCATACCGGGGCCCATTCCACCCTCACCTTGAGGTGGCATAGGTGTAGTGCCAAGAATCTTCTCTTGTAGTTTAATATCCTGAGCTTGCTGTTTAAGGTCCTTCTCGAAGTCCATACCAGCAGCAGTAAACTTAGCAGACTCAGATACTCTAGAACCCATCTGCATAAGAGTGTTAATCGCGTTAATACGGTCTTCATCAACAAGAGGATCTAATTGACGCTGCCACTTGACGTGAGGAATAATGTAACGACCATCTTCAAGAAGTTCTCTGTGACCTCTACGCACGCGAATTGCTGCTGACTTATTACCAGAAACCTCAATTTCCTTAGGCTTAACCCACTGATTCACAATAGCAACAGGAAGAAAGAACTTCGGATATAACCAAGCCTTCTCAATCATTCTACGCAATGAGGAAAGTCTCTGCATCCATACGGTAAGAGAGCCTTGCGTGCTGGCATAAGTGGTTTCTCCCACGAGAAATCCCTTAGAGATACCGAGTGCAATAAGTTTAATTCTCTCGATTGTATCCCAATGTCTATCAATGGACATGACTCTATCAGAGATACCTACAGTATCGAACTTAACAGTGCTATTGAGAACTAGCCAGGCTGCAGGGTCTCGCTCAGCGATGGAGAGGTTTCTCTTGAGGTCTGCTTCCTGCTGAGGAGTGCCAGCAATACCACTTTGAGGGTCGCCAATTTGAGCGACACGAAGAGGAGCAGCAGCTCTACGAGCTGTTTGAATCGTTGCATTAAAGATGGCATCTTCAAGAGCAAAAATTCTCCAAAGACGAGACATGATGGATGTGCCTCTGGCCTCATATGGATGCAGTTTTCTGGAGATTAGAGTGCAGTTTACTGGCGAAAGCTCAATTGGCTGCTTCATAAGAATCTTTGAAGCAAGCTCCTGAGGCATGGAAGCTCTTAATCTTGCTGTCGCGTGATGGTTTGAAGATAGGATAGCGATTAATTTATCATCAGGGATAAAATGGAGAATCGGCTCCATGTCAGCGAAGGGCGTATAAATAGCCTCAATTTGATCTGGATTGTGCATGGCCACGAAAGACCAGGTTCCTAAAGTTTCGTCGAAGTGACAATGCGGAATAGCGTCGCCTGTAATAAGTAACTCTCTCACCATTGAGGTGAGAATGTTATAGAGGCCAACTCTGTCGACCATGTGGTCGAGCATCTGCTTAATCTCTCCCTTTACTCCTTCGCCAATTAGGTCAAAGTCTGAGAATGTGGAGTCTCCGTAAAGCTCAATACCATTAGCAACAACCGGATCGAGCTTATAGAACATTCGAAAGTAACGGTTAGCGAGCGCTCTTGGAACAGGATAATCTTGTCGAGTAATATCTTCAAACTCTGGAAGGTATGGTCGTCGACCATAAATACTCGGCTCTCCATGTCCACCCATTCCTAATGCGTCGTTCAACAGTTGAGCATCAGGATTAAAACTTGCAAATCTATCTAAAGGAGTTTGATTTGCTACTCTAACCAACTCTGGATTTATTTGTTCCATTCTTTCATGGAATCTTGTAACCATACTTGAAGGAAGGTTATGGTTAGTCTCTACAAGCTGACCAGGGCCACTTACTTGACTCTCAATAGAGCCATATTTTGAACCAGAATAAATCATGTGTTTCTTCCTTCAAATTCGTTATCCATAATAGATTCTGGATGTTCGTCGGCAGTCATATCAAGACTCTGTTGTTGTCTCTTTTTATTCTGCAGCTCTTTAAATGGAAGCAATGACCGAACTTGAAACTGAGTTTCCCCATTTACAATGCCATTTATAATTCTGTGGTGGCCATTTAGGATTACAAAACTTCCTCCACGAGGAAATACGATAGGCATGCCAGAAGACCTTGAAGGTCCTGCGGTCATATCTTGTGAAGCGATTAATTGATCAACAGATACAGTTATAGGTTTAGTAGTTTCCTTTGGCCAATTTGCTCCCTCAGTATCTTCATTAGGAGCAATTAGACCCATATCTTTGGCTACCGAAAACCAGTAATGAAAGGTTGTAATGACATCAGAGGCTTCACTTGCACTTAAGCTAGGAATAATATCTTTGTGAGTAGGTTCAGGAAGTTCTTTGTCTTCTCTTTTTAGATCATAAATTTCCTTCATCGAAGGAAGATTTTGAAAGTGATCCGCTTCATACAGATCTTCTTCATCTTCCTCTTTATCTAACTCAGATACAAATGTGGGCATTGAGTATTCGTGCTGAGGTCTTACGGGATCTAAGTTTGTGGGGCTATGTTTTACACTTCCAGGTTCATCAGTAAGTTCATACAAGTCATGAACCCAAGAAAGAAATCTTCTCTCATAAGAAGATTGTCTAAAAATAATAGGAGGCTGATCCTCATTAGGAGGTCCAACATTCATTTCTCCATCCTCAATATCACCACCAGGAAATTCTTGGACTTCAAGTTGAGACTCCTTATCTTCAAAATCTTCTTCTTTATCCCGCATTTACTATAATATTCTTTCTTTTACTTTTCCGGCGTATACACGGAAGATAATGGCATTCCAGGTGTTACAGTTCTTTTGGCGAGAGCAGCTTTCCGCTTATTTCGGTTACTTCTTACAAAAGGGTCTTTAACATAGAATGCTGTTTGCACCATCTTATGACAACCCACAATTACAGAAGCAGTGTCGTTAGAGTTATAAGTTCCTAAACCTTCAGCAAGGTAACTATGATCACCAGAGACGGTCATATTATAAACTGGCTTATCATTATTTATAATTTTAATACTCTTAATGGGTATATAGAGATAGTTGTCATCATAAAATGGTTGCCATTTATGAAGAGAATCATCTTTATCCGAAGGATAGATGGATTTATCTCCCCAAATCATTTCTCCTAATTTTTTCGCATAATGTGGAGTACCAATTCTAAGTCTATAACTTGTATTTTTATTTTTATGCGATAGATCTACGTCACATCTTTCAGAAGCTATTCCAAGTTGAGTTAGAATTAATTCTACTTGATCAATTATATTTTTTGAAGTTAAATCAAGAGAAATTCTATATCTTAAATGTCCATCTTTTTTACTTAAAGTTTGACAACCGTCACCTCTAAAAAGACCTTTTATGAATTGTTTTTTGTATTCTAAAGGCCATTTCATAACTTCTTCAGATAAGATTTTATGATTACTATATTGACCACCATTATTTATTAACCAATTTATGAGAGATCTTGAATCTTTCTTTCCTTGATCATTTACTGTAAACACAGTAATACCATTACATTTTTTACTGTAACTTGTTGAAGTGTCCAAATCTCCAATCTTCTTCAAAAGAAGTCGAGTATCTTCAGCCAATGTTTCATCTTCATTTTTATGAAATCCAAACTGGATAGAAGAACTTGGATTATAAATCCATCCTTCAGCGACATAAATACCTAATAAATAGGCATAATCTACAGAAACATTAGGTGTAATTTCCTCAAATTTACGAGGCATTAACAGATAATCTTTTTCTCTAAGTTTATCTGCTCTTACCTTTTTTATAGGCTCATAATTATCAGGTATTCTTAGTGAATGTTTGTTTCCAAGCTTAGATGGAATAATAACTTTTCCGCCAGTTCCATTACCCCTACCTCCATTATGTCCAGAAGCGTATAGCTTACCCGGATTTACAGGGTTACCTGATCCAGATTGACATTCACGAGACCAAATGAAAGCAGGAAAATGGTGATTATCTGTAAATTCTAATTTTCTATTTCCCCAGGTCTTAATTTCTACAATTTTATCTGGAATACCTTCGCACCAATGATCTTCGACTATCTGTGTATTACCATTTTTATCAATGATTTTATCCCCTACATTAACCTGTTCTATGGGACAACGTAATCCAAATTCTTTAGTAATTTCAGTACCTTCCAATCCACAGTGCCACCCTCTCATTTTACCCTTATCAGGGTTGAATACCTTCTCTGTATCTGGGTCCTTTTCAAGCTCTAAAAGCTCTACGAAAGCAATCTTCTCGGGAGTCATCGTTCTTTGGTTCTGATTGTTCAAATCAGCCTTAGGAATAGGTAACATTCTAACCTTACCTTCCTTTGCATCTTGGACAAATTTAGAATAATCTTCGTGTTTAATGTTCTCTTCCATCGCGTCTGGAACGCCCATGTTACGAATTTTCTGAATTAGATGCGCAGAGTTCCAATGGTCAAACCTAACCATTTCAATTATCTGAAACTGCAAAAGCTTCTTGAAGACATCTTCAACGAATTCAAACTTGACCTCTGTGCCTTCTACGGGTACAATTCTTAGAATCCAGTCAAAAACCGTTAGAACTTTAGTGCTTCCATCTACATTCTCTTCATATTCCGGGTGTGCAGATGCCATTGAGAATGCGTCCCAGTTTTTTCCGGCATCAACAGCAATAAAGTGCTGCATATTCGGGTCAAGTTCAGCATGAGTACATCTTGCGGATGTGTATCTATGAGGACCTTCTTGCTCTGTGAAAATCTCAAATTTACATGTAGGCTTCAATTGTGGAGCGACTGTCTTTTTAATAAACTCCTTAGGGTCAACAATTAGAGGATATTCAGAGTCAATTGGTCTGGCTCCGAAGTCTCTCCAAGCCTTGACTGGATTCTTCTTAAACTCATCCTTAAGAGAGCTATAAGGCTGAAGTGGATTAAATTCCCAAGTAGCCTTATGAATGGTCATCATTCTTTCGATATCCTGACCAACTCTGAGTAGCTGCATCTCTAGTCCAGATGACTTCTTAGGCGAAGTCATCGAAAGCATGAAGCCCAGCCAGTTACGTAAATTGCGGGACTGTGCGCGTCCACGCACGGTCGCGCAGGAAGACTCAAGGCCACCGTAAACTTCTTGTGCTGAACCTGCGCCTTCGGTATTCTTCATACGGCCCATCTCGTCTACAACACCGCCGATACGAGTCTTGCCGACGAGAGAGTCAGAGTTTGTAGACCATGAGTTAATTCTTATATGAACTTTAGGATGTTCATTAGTAATTGAAGACTCTGTCTCAATATATCTCCACTTACGCATACCCATTGGAGTAGATTGGACTGCTTCTTGATGCTTTACCCAAGGTACATACTTTTGAAACCATGGAGAGTTGGCTCTTTTGTTTCTGTACTTAGCCCAAACGGTCTCGTCTGCCTGGTCTTGCGACGATGCAACGAAGGACATATCAACGTACTCATCGTCAGGTAGGCCCAAGTATCTCATAAGACCCTGGTCATGGGCTGTGGCTAAGCAGTCGTGCTCGATATACGTTGCAATCTGACCCATTACGTCAGACTTACCTGAGTTGTGGTAGACAAATGTATCACCAATGTAGCTATGATGCTCTGCAACTCTAATCTCAGCTACCTCTTCGGGTGGAGCATCAGAGGTCGACATGACCATGTCATAGAAGTTCCCTTCCTGAAGGAATTCACTTAACTTTGCAGGAAACTCTTTAGATGGAAGATGGTCAATTCCGTGAAGTAAAAACTCCGGATGTATGGTTCCTTTTTGCGTTAACCAGTAAACCCAATCAAACCAATGTAAAGTCTTCTTATAGTTAAGATGAATGTGGTCTACTAATCTATGAGTATCGTTTTTACCTTTAAATTGATTAATAAAATCTTTTAAAAATTTACCAGTCTCTTTCCTAAGTCTTAATGGAAAATTATGATGAATGTATCTATAAGGTCCTGACGTTAATTTATGCCAATATCTACACTGAGAAACAAACTTGTCATCTAAAGAGCCTATCTCATCCACGAATCTTTTTATGTGAGCTGGAGATAAATACATCCAACCAGCAGACTTAGAGACTGTTGTCTGCATCTTTATTTCTGAGATATTTTTTGTCAGCAATAACCCAGCGTTAAACATCATTATGAAGATGTTTCTATTTATTTCTTCATTTTTACAAAAGAATCTTACCTCAGGCCATTTATATTTACCCTGATTTTCATTAAGAACCTCAATACTAACTTTTGCCTTCTTTCTTTTGAGGTAATTATTTTCCGATTTATAAGGAGTTTTTAAACAGTATTCTTTGCCTACATCAAAAAATCCTTTTAGGAAGTTTGATTGAGTCTTTTTATCGTAAGAATAAATGTGACTTGGAAATTCAGATATATTTTCTCTGAATTTTAAATTCAGGCCAAATTTAAGTACTCTATCAATAGCCTCTCTACCGCTAATTTCTACAAGAGTCGCATCTTTACTAACTCTTAAAGAAACTCTAGTCTCTCCAAAAACATCTTTAAAAATATCAACAACCTTATCCACAAATAAGTCGTTGTCCTGCTGTTTGGTAATCTTAAAATTAATTCTATTGAATCTCTCAAGGTAACCGCTATTAGCCAATACACCTATGCAATAGGCAAATTTAGAGTCTATAGATTCAGGACCATAAGACCTAGTACCCAATCTTCTAACTACAACATCACCTTTTTTGAGGTCTTTAGCCTCTTTCCAGTAAAAGTTCATGCCGGCATCCATGACACGATACTTGTGCTCAACAGATACCTTATCCATGAATCCTGATTTGAACTTTGTGACTCTCATGGGCTTCTTGCCCATGTAAGCTAAATGTGTAATTCCGGAGATTCCATCTTTCGTCCTTACGGAATGAGTATCCATTGGAATTCCAACTCCAGGATTTTTATAGTGCTCTTCAGTAAGTAAATCTCCGATTATAGAAAGACCATTTAGTGTAGATATAATCTTTTTTAACGGCACACAACGCATTCCGATTACGCCGTGAAGCTGATTGTATCTATTAAATTTAAGCGCCATGTTAGGGAGTTCGCCGTTATCTCCCATCTCTTCTAACTCTGAACGAGTTCTTCTACAACGGGGGCACTGATCCTCCTCCCATGACTTAGACCACACAAGAAGCGGCTGTGATGTTAGCGATTCCTTACTTTTACCCCAACACTGCACGTCGGATTCTTTTGCGCAGACGGGACAAAGAAGTTCAAAAAAGTCTCTTACAAGCTGAAATTGTCCCCAGTGATTTAAAATTCTAGGAGAGTTGAGAAATTCTCTACGGATAATCCACTCGATAGCGTTAGGTGCTCTGTCTGTGGGGTCGAATCCGAGAATCCCCGATTTCTGAGCTGAGTTTAATGTAGACTCAAACTCTTTACGAAATTCTGCTCCTCCAAGAATTTTTCTGGTTGACATTTATCATTTTCCCTTCCCTAAAGAAATCTTCTCTTTGAGAACGCTATATCTGGCATTCTTTTCATTACAGAAAACCATAAGCCGGGTGTAGTCAGTTGGGTCTACACCCTCGACAATGACGCAATCGCCCTTCTTCAGAATCGTGTTAGAACACCAGCAATCCTCCTTCATAACTCCTTTTTGACCAGTAAGAAGTTCTACGTCGTCCGCAGATGCGGAAAACATTCGAAGTAAATCCTGCAGAAAGAAAGTCTGACCAGAGTTCTCAAAAGGAACATGTCGCTGTACGGGAACAGATACACATCTCTTAAAAATGTCATCAAAAGTAGACTGAGCAACAATACGTGTTCCCAGATTTTCATGAGAAACAACAGATGGAGGCATAAGTCTGTTATTCCTAATTCTAAATGGCATATAAAACTTATTGAACATGCCAGTGTCTGAGGCTATTTTGCACTCAACAAGGATAAATTCCCCCGCCTTATCTGCCTGCTTACGCACAGCATTTAACTTTACTTGAGCTGGAATTCTAAAATTTGATAGAACATCTGAAGCAAACTTTTCTGCCTCTTCTAAGCCGTCTCCTCTAATTGCTCTATAAGCATTTATCTTGGGCTTTTTATTTTGAAAGATGAAAATCTGAGACTTCTTATCCATGTTTATACCTTATTAAATAGTAGACTAAAACCACTGATATAGCAGAATAACATCATCTTCTATTTTATATCCGTCAGCCATACCAGCCTCCAAAATAGCGTCTGCGAGATTAACCAAGTTATTTTGGTCAGCCCAAAACATATCAATCCAGTCTAAGTTGGAGGCATCAATAGATTTGACCCTGGTTGCATATAATCTAATTTTATGCTTGCTAATTCGAGCGAATCTTTGCCTTCTGGACTCATTACCGTCTTGAACCTGTTCGGTGGCAGTCCACTCAGGGGCGCCCGCGTCGTCGATAACTTTGACAATTGTAGTCAGAAGCGCTGCAGCATCCTTTGGGGTTTCCGCCTCCTCTTGGGCTCTTCTTGCTCTTGGATACCACTCCACCTGCTTAGGGTTATCTACATTTCTGACGTCCATGTGACTCCAATCACCTTTTGGTGACTCAATTCTTAAAGGCGTAATACGATTAAAATCCTTATGAATATGCTCAAATAAAACATCAGGAGGGGCGCCGTGTAATGAATCAGATAACGCATTTGCGTCAAAATCTTTAAAACCATGATCGTCACAATCACTTAGAGAGAAAGGATTGTATTCAAAATCTACATCAGGCTCGACTTCGTAATCAAAAATACCTTCTGAAATTCCTACTCTATCAAAATACCCACCAGGTACTTCCAGAACTGCGTTACACATGTCTAACCCCCAAATTTCTGGAGTGCCCGGCTGTGCTTTTCTTACAATTCTGGAAATATTACCACAATCATCAAAAAAGGCTATATCAATAGGAAATTTTACGGAAGCCATATGCATTTTTACTGGCTTTGGAGGTTCATAATGAAAAAGCATTCCATAACCAGAATCTAATTTCTCAAAAGGCTGAAGACCATCAATATGTTCTTGAAGAGTTTCAGGAATGTAAACCTTTATTTTATTGCTTCCAATTCGAAATAAACCTTTTCTCATTATTCATGACCTCTCAAAGGTGGGGGCGAGTTTCTGTGAATCCTATAAGCTACACTTTCTACCGGAATCTCTGGAGGGGAAATTTGCGGCTCACTAGGAAGTTTAGACTG